CAAGATCAAGACCATATACTCTCTGCCACAACTCGTCAAGCAGTTTAACAGCCAACAGCATGGATGCAATAACCGAAAGGAACGCAACGCCGCTGCCTGGCTTAACACCGTCAAGTGCTCCGATTGCCATTGCCGCAACCGAAATAACGGCAAGATATGCGTAAATAGCTTGTGCCCAATATTCGTTATCTTTTACTGACTCTGCGATTATTTTGAATGCTTTGGCCATTGTAACAAGCGCCCATGCAAGACCTATAAACCCAATCGTTGATTTGAGTCCATCAGGAACCCATTTGTTCAAGGCAATACATGCCAACACAAATTCAAGCATAAGCGTAGTAAGCGCCCCAATGGCACCGACGACGCCCCAAGGACTGGCTGTTGCAACACCAGCAATTATGCCAATAGCGACTGACATAGATATCGCGACTAGTGCGAGTTTTCCAACAGCTCTAGCCATTGCATCAAATCCACCTGCAGCAGCAATAGCAACGCCCATTTTATTGATTGCCCAGACACTTGCTGTAAGCACACCGACCATACCAGAAAACGTCAGTACAGCAACCGCAAACGCTTCCCAATTTACGGTCTGGAAAGTATAATACATTGCGATAATCGATGCTGTAATAATTCCAATAGCCGCTGCATTACGGAGCATATTCTTTGAGTTTTCACGAGCAGAAATGGAATCAAAGAACTTTGTTATGCCTTCAGAGAGACTTTTAAACGTAGACTTTAATCCTTCACCGAGTTCTTTAAACGGTGCGGCAACAGAAGTTATTAATTTAGAAGTAGCTTTTCCGATATCATCAATCTGACGTGCTACTGCGTCACTTATTTTATTTAAATGCTTTATCGCCTTAAGCAGGGAAACAGAAAACGCCAAAAGAATAACATGGCCGGCACTTAGATTATCAAAAAATTGAACTAAGAAATTATTAACGGGTTCGAGAACCTGCTGTAGATATGTAAACGCTTTAGCCAAGTATTCGACAACCTGTACGACCTGATCCTCGCTTGTATAGCCCGCTTCCTTAAGGCCATTAAGAATCGCGTCAAACAAGCTGAAGCCCATTTCATGAAGTTTTGCCATATACCCAGCCATGCCGAGAATAAGACCCCAAGTTATAAAGGCGCCAAGCGCTTGCATAACAACAGACGGAGAATGAATACCAGCGGCGTCCATAAACGCTAATTTAAACCCATTAAACAGGTTATATGCAAGTTTGATTACACCTGACAAACCAGATTTTATGCCGATACCAAGTCCAGACACAATATTGTCGCCAAATTTCTTAAATGATGGCGCTAGATTAAGTATAGATGTCTTGATCTTGTCGAGCTTATTACCAGATTTTATAAATTCAGTAAGCGAATTTACAGCCTTCGTAATTGTTTTCGGAAGATTTATAAAAGCCATTCCAAGATTGTGCAAGGCATTTTGAAGATCTTCCGCTGTAGGAAGAAACGGCTTAATAATGCGATAGAATTTGGCAAATTCTTTTCTAGCTTTTCCCCACAATACTACTGCTTTTGACCAAAGGGCCTCACCCAAACCACGAAGCGCTGCAGCAAGTTCTCTCACTGTGGGTGATTCTTTACACGCCGAAATAAGCCGACTTATACAGCCTGTCAATTTCTGAAATGCTATTACAGGCAAGGCGGCAACGCTTCCGAGAATGGCCAACACAGAAGCCATCACTTTACCACGGCCGCTAAATCGTTCAAACGACCTGCCGGCCGTTTCAGTCCCTCCGGCCAAACTAAGCAGCCAATCTATAGCTTTCCCGGAATAATAAATAAGGATAACCAGAGTCTTCCATGCGTATTCTGCAAATGTCGCAACAAGCTTAAGCGGTTTTATTAACACAGTTAATATGCGCTCAAGTCCAGCAGCGGCCTTCGGGGACAAACGAAGATTCTCAAACAAATTGCGAATTCGCATTGTGATAATCGCTAGCGAACGACCGAGTTCTTCCGCAGTCTTCTTTGGAAAAATACTGTTCCATGCATTTCTAGCCGGTTCAATTAAAGCGTCAAACGCATGAACTAATGACTGAAGCAAACCGACAGTATCTTCTCCACCAAACAAAGCTTCTCGTCCGCCAAAATCTTTCCAAAACTGAGCTATTGCATTTCTTCTACCGGCACCGCCATTAAAGACGCCCCATAGCCAGTCAGCAAAGTTTGTCCAAAGTTTACGAGCCTCTTCGTAATCGCCAAAGATTATCTGGAACGTATTTGTCCATCCAGACGCAACAGCCGTTCTTACAGAATCAATTGCCTCACCGAACGTTTTTGCTTCCTGCGCAGCTCGGAATGACCTACGACCTAATTCATAGACATCATCATTCAACAGCTCAAACCAATCGACGAGTTCTTCGTTCGAAAGACCGGTCCGCTCCATTTCTCTAGTAAGAAGCTTTTCACGTTCTGCAGCGTTATCCGCAGTTTTGCCATACTCCTCGACAATACGCATTAGTTCTGCTGTCGTATCGTATGCATCGTCTGTAGCCTGCATAAACTCGTACATTCTCGAAGCGTATTCACCATATTTTGAGAATGATTTATTCGCAACCTGCGCGGTAAACCAGAGATCACTAAGTGTTGCCTGGAAATTCGCAGTAGTAACCACATTTCCACGCATAGTACGAGCATATCCATCGGCACCCATAACAAGCGTGCCCATGGCCACAGCAGTATCAATTGCTGTCTGTTTAAACTCCTCGGTTGCCATGTTCATGGTTTGAATTGACATCCAGTCCTTAGACCGAATATAACCAGAACCCATCGCCTGAGCGAGTTCGTTCATTGCATGGGACGCATTTTGAGCATTTACACCAGAAATGGCTGCCCAAGTAGCAATACCCTGCATATTATCAACCGCGGATTCGAGATCTATTCCAGCAGCAGTAAACTTACCAATCGATGAAACCATGGCATCGAACTGGTAGCTTGTTTCATCTGTAAACCAAGTAAGTTTATCAAGCTGCGCATTCACATATGCCATTTGCTGAGCAGTATCTGAGAACTCCTTTGAAGTTGCATTCATTATAGTCTGCACAGCAGTTGTCCTGGTAGCGTAGCTTTCCCAGGCATTTTGAATTTGTGTTATGCCAAGCATACTTTTTGCAATACTTTTAGCCTGGCTTTCCATACTAGTTGCAAAATCATCTATAAATGCGCGTTTTATTCTGCCACCAAGGCTCGAAAACGCATTCGTGAGTCTATTTACGTTGTCCTCAAGTACAGTAAAATCTAATCGTTTTGCTGCTTTCTCTATTTCTTTAAAACTATCGACCGCTCCATCAAACTGAAACGATTCATTCAACTTATTGAGAGTCTTAAGAGTCTGACCAACTGCCGCTTCGAACTCTTTATTATGGAATTGTACTTCCATTACTTTTGTATCTACTTCATAGCTCATTTGGTCAACTCCTTCCACATGTCATTTATTAGATCGTCGATAACTGGGCCCAGGGCCTCTTCGATGTAATGAAGCCCTGGGGCCCATCTACCGTCTTTTGTTGCATGTCCATTGTCGATCAGAACAGCAACAGGAACCGTGTATCGTTCGCCATTTCCAGCGTAATTGTCATTGTACCATGACAAATGTGCACCGTAACGGCCATAATCGATATGGTAGTTCCATGAATCACGAGTAAGGCCCGTGTCAACTGGGGTTCTTGCTTTTAACTCCAATACTCCACGCTCGCCATACTTCTCAAGTTTACGTAGATCAATAGGCTGATTACACCTTCTTAAAAACTGTCTGGTGTGCGCAAAGTCGCCTTTCTGCCTTAGCGTTATGGAGCTAGACACAAGCATCACCCCGTTGTTCCGAGTCTTTTTCTTCTCTCAGCATTCAGCCGAGCCTGTTGCGCAAGTTGCGCCTTCTTAGGCATTTTCTTCGGGCTCTGATTCTTCTCACCGAACACTCGAATGAGCGTCAAAAGCCTAGACAAATGCCATTTTTGACACTCTAAATCAATCCCACAAGAGAAAAGTTGATAGTAAATAACCTCAGACGTGATCGTTTTTTGGACATGACCTTTTCCTTCGTCCTCCCGAAACGTTGTTGCCGTCTGAGGTGTATTTACGTAATCCCATATTCTCTTAATCTGGTCCGCGCTTAGGCGTCTATAGATTTCGGGATCTACATTTCTGGTAAGTGTCATGCACCGAATGTAGTCAAGCTGCTCATAAGGCTTCTTTTCCTTATTGTCAAGGAACGGCTTTTTATGAGTTGCCTCCCATTTTGAAATGGATATGAGCGAATGCTCGAGCTGGAGTGTCGCTCCTTTGTGGTTAATAAACTCCTCTTTCGATTCGTCCCATTCGCCCCAATCCGGAACTGTAATCTCGAGCATATGTTTTCTTAGTTAAGCAGGCTGACCGGCTGCGGACCATCCAGCATCTTAGCCGCTTCGGCTTCCGCATCTTCCATGTTAGTCTGGGCCTGGAGATTCTTCGGCAGAATACCGATCAGGAATTCGGATGCCGCCTTGCTGTCCTGAACAAGAGACATAAAGAAGTTGGAATATGCCGGGCACTGCTCGAACGCATCGCGGAGCTCCTGACTCTTGACAAACCGACGACCATCGGCGCTCTTTTCACCATAGGCCTTCAGCACCAGATTCTTGAAGATCTCGATCAGTTTGGGGACGTCACGGGTATTGGCGATCTGCTGCATAATTGCAGCCATACCACCACGAACGCTGAGGTTCATCTCCGTAATCTCAGCTTCCGTCATGTTGAACATAAAGACCTCGTCCTTATGCTCGACACCATTGTAATCAGTGTAGGGAATAACCTTAGTGTACATACTTTTGTCTCCTTTCAAATTTTAAAAAGGGGAGGGCCAGCCGAACTGAATACCCTCCCAAACGGGGAACAGATTACGCGAGGGTCGAAAGAACCTCGGCAGGCAGCGGCAGACGGCCGTTGGCATTCTCGGTGCCATACAGGATCGCCTCGAGCGCCTCGATCTTAGCCTTAGCGACCTTAGTGCTGTCGATCGTAATGTGGGACACCGCAGAATAGCCCTCATTGCCCTCACCAGTAACGGTAACAGGCGTAGAGTCAAAGTCCCAGCTAAAGGTGATCGCTTCAGGGGAATCATTGACCGTTTCGTAGTTCTTGTCGGACGGCGCGGCCTTACAGCCATAAACCAGATGGATCTTGTAACCAGCGTTGTCGCCAACAGCCGCGTTACCAATCTTGGTACGGTAGCTAAAGCCAAACGCCTTACGAGGCTGCTGACCAAAGTACACACCAGTAAGCGCAGCCTTGGAGCCATCACACTCAGCGAACTGCTCGGGATAAGTGAACGCCTCAACCGTAGCCTTGTACTGCTCGGCAGAGGTCAGGCTGAAGTACTTGATGTTGTCCGCGAACGAATCGTTAGGTTCGCCGCCCTCAGCGGTCTCATTGACCGAGACCAGGCCGTTCCAGACATAGGCATCATCATAAGTGCCAGTACCATCAAGGTAGAGAACACCATGATCAACGCCAAGTTCATAAACGCGCTCAGCAAGCACGTCCCAAACGAGCTTAGACATAGAGAAAATCCTCCTTTAAAGATTTGTCCATAAGCGATATACCCAATGGTTGAGTGTATCCGACGAAAACGAGCGAAGAAATCGGCATTTAGGAAGTCGCTCGAACGTCTCGCAGTGCTTAGAATCAGGGTTTTTGCTAATGAGTGTTACCTCATAGCAATGCTGATTTCGGAAATTTCCATTATCAGCATAAATCTGATCCAAATCACTGAGCCGATACACAACACATGGGTATTTTAATTTTGTGCCAGACGGGGGCTGAAAGAACACGTGATCTTCCGGAAGACCAGTGATCTCCTGCAGAAACGCCTGCAATTCAGTCCTGGTATTCGGGTGCGTCATTGTCTATCGCCTCCTCTGTTTCCGGGTACACACCGCCGATTTCAAGAATAAGTCTGGGGTAGTTGACGTTTATGCTTCGAATCCGCCAATTTACCCCAGACCAATTCACATACTTCATTGTGTGGAGGTGGCGATTCGCATACGAGTCAGCAATGATACTTATCTGGTTGCTGATTTCGATTTCGTCATTTGCCTGGTTGCTACTGGGCGTTGTACGAGGCGCCCATCTAAGAACATCCCCGTAATAATATCGTTCACACACAACTTTTTGCTCAACA